TCTTCCGAGAAGGCATACACCCTCCAACGCCTACAAGCTCGGCACTACAAGATGATCGAACTTGTTCTCGCGGGACACGACGCAAGAGCAATAGCTAAAGCTATGAATATGAATTCGCATAGCATAGCGTTGATTTGCCGTTCACCAGTATTCCAGACAGAGCTTTGCCGTCGAAGGAAAGAATCAAGCGATGCTTCTATTGCGGCCCTTGACAGAGGAAGCATCCTCGGCAAGGCACGATCAGTGCTTGAGCAAGCAGCAACCAAAGCTGCTGCGAAGCATGTTGAGCTTTTGGAAGCTGAGAACGAAGGTCTTCAACTGAAGGCAGCAGATAAAATCTTAGAAAGAGTCTTCGGCAAGTCGGGTGATGAGAGCAAGACTATCATCCATGTAGATGCCGATCAGGTAAACTTACTTAATCTTGCACTTAAGGAGTCATACAATGTCAGCGACAACGAACAAACAGCCAACGGCAAAGATGCCAACACCCCCCAAAACGGACAAGACGAAGAGCTTGAAACCACCGAGAGCAGAACCATCGTTGCCTGATCCTGGATCACCTACGCATAAGGTTCCGTCATAAGGTTACTTTGTGATGACCGTTGATCATTCTCCTTCTCGTGGTGCTAACCAGTCTGGTCTTGATCTCAACTTACTGAAGAAGAGGTCTGAGGAGTCTCTCTATTTCTTTACTAAGGGAATTCTTGGCTACGACTGGTTGGTACCCCACATCCATAAGAATATCTGCGATAGACTTATGGACAAAAACACGAATCGTCAAGTCTTTGTCCTCCCGCGTGGTTGGCTGAAGACTACGATCTGTACGGTAGCTTATCCAATTTGGCTATCTATCCATGATCCAGACATTCGTGTGCTTATCACGCAGAACTCAGCAGACAATGCATTCAAGAAGCTTAATATCATCAAGTCTCAGTGGTTGGAGAACGCCTTGTTGCGTAGTATGTATCCAGAACTTCTCCCAACATCGAGTAGTATCTGGAGGTCTAATGCTGCTTGCCTAAACCGCTCGAAGAGCCACCCTGAAGCTACCTACGAGGCAGCAGGCACGAACACAAAAATCGTCTCACGGCACTATGATGTAATCATAGAAGATGATACCATCGCTCCTGACCTCGACGATCTTGGTATCGAAACTCTTGCTCCATCGTATCAAGATGTAGCACAAGCGATTGGCTGGCACAGAACGAATGTCTTGCCGATCCTTACTAACATAGACAAAGGTAGAGTTTTGGTTGTTGGGACTCGATGGTATGAGTTTGATCTTATTGACTGGGTTATATCTAATGAACCTCACTATGAAGTAGTTACGCGAGCGTGTCGAGAGAACAAGGAAGGTCTGCCTGATGCTTGTGGCGAAATAACCTATCCAGAGAGATTCAATGGCGATGTGCTTCGTGAGTTAGAGACCTCAATGGGGCCATATTTGTTTAGTTGTCTCTACATGAACATGCCTATCCGAGTGGATGACATGTTGTTTAAACCAGAGTGGATTCAATACTACGAGACTCCACCTCCACCAAACAGCACAAATGTTTTTACGACGGTTGATCCAGCAACCGATCCCAAGCTCGCAAAGGGTAAGGATATAGACTACACCGTCGTGATGACTTGTGCTAAGGATAATGCTCGTGGTTGGATTTATGTTTTGGACTACACTCGCGTGCGATGCAATCCAGGCGAGCTTGTCCAAGAGATTTTTCGGCATGTACGAGCTTACAATCCTGTCCTCGTAGGATATGAGGATATTGCATTTCAACGCTCACTGGAATACTGGATTAGAGAAGTTATGAGGCAAGAGAACCTCTATTTTATCCTTGAGAAGGTTCCTGGGACGCATAGAGATAAGAATTCAAAGATAGCTGGACTCCAACCTATCTTTGCGAATGGCGATATCTTTATTCGTTCTCACATGAAAGAACTCGTGAGTGAGTTGCAGACATTTCCTCATGGTCAGCATGACGACGTCGTGGATGCACTTGCAATGCAGACTTCGTTCTGGAGAACAACCTATGGTATAGAACCAGAGAATCAGCGAGAAGACACAAACCCGTTGAGCTTTGAGCGAGCAATGAAAGAGATTGCTAATCGAAAGAAAGCTCAGCAGACACTCAAGTCATGTGTATTTGATCCTGCAAGAACAAACTCAACACTACGATCTGATCCTGGTGTCTTTACACCACAGAGAGGACCATATGGCATATAGAGACCTCAAACCTGTAGAGTGGCTCGAAGAGATTCGTAAGGGTCTGGACTACCGTAGGTTGTTCGGGTTAGAAGATTACTGGGCTGAGCTGGAAGCGATTTACTACAATGTTCATCGGTCGATGATGAATGACGGAGCGAACATCTTGCTATCGCAGGGTGATGCGATGCTTTCAACAATTACTGTACCTAATCCTAAGATTAAGGTTGTGCCTCGTACAAGAGCAGGTGTGGATAAAGCTCCCTTGGTGGAGTCAGTCGACAACTTACTTATCTCTGAGATGGACCTTCGTAAAGAGACTCAGACAGCAGCACTTCACTCATATCTCTTTGGTGCGGGGTTTGTCAAGTTTGGCTATGACTCCGAGTATGGTTATGATCCTCGTACCGATATGGGTGGGGTGCTTAATCTCGGACTTAGTCTTACGCAGCTTGATTCAAGAGGTCAGCGTAGGATTGAGTATGACTCTACGGTTGTTCCTGGAATGCCTTGGGCGAGAGCAGTTATGCCTCATGATATTGTTGTTCCGTGGGGTACAAGAGATCTAAGCAACACACCGTGGATTGTTCATAGGATTGTTAGGAATATTGATGACTTGAAAGCAGATAGCAAGTATGAGCATACAAGCCGTCTTACACCATCATTATCCTTAGAAGATTTTATCCATTCGTATACAGCAAGACAAACTCTTGAGCATTCTGGTTCGACGAGACAAGCTGACTTTGTGGAGTTTTGGGAGATACATGATAGACGCAAGGGTCAGATATTGGCAGTCGTGGTAGACAATCAAAAGTTTATTCGCAAGGTAGATAATTCACTTCAAGTGGAGAACCGTCTGCCGTTTGCCTCAATAACTTTTACCCCCCGCACAAGGGCTTTGTGGACTACTCCAGATGCGTTTTATCTTTATCATATTCAAACTGAGCTTAGTGATGTTGCAAGACAACGAACCAAGCAGCGTAGAATTGCTACGCTTAAGTTTCTTTATGATCAAGATGCGATTAGTGATGAGGAGCTTGAGACTATCTTATCGCCGGATGTTGGTGTCGCGGCTAAGATTCGTGGAGGGCACAAGCTTAACGAGGCAATCATACGATTGGATAATCAAGTCAACCAGGTATTTGGTGTTGAGGAAGAACATCTTAGACAAAATGCCCGTGAGCAAATAGGGTTTAGTCAAAATCAAATTGGTGTGTTGTCTGGTGGTCGAAAGACTGCTACAGAAGTAAGCACAGTAGATAGGTCATCTCAGCTGCGTATGTCTCGTAGAGGTATAGCAATGAGAGGACTTTACGAAGACTCGTTGAAGATAGTTAATGGTTTTGTGTTTTCGTTTTGGAAGTTACCAAGGATCGTTGAGGTACTTGGTGCTGAGGGTGCTAAGCGTTGGCAAGAAATCAAAGGTATAAGTTTGAAGGATCGCTATGCCTATCAAATAGAACTTGTTGACGACAGAGAACTTCAAGCAAGGAAGTTTCAAGCATTACAACTTTACAGCATGTTGTCTCAAGACCCAACCATTGATCCGGTTGCACTTAGACTTTACCTAACTCAAGAGGTTAACGATCCAGCATTTGAAAGGATTTTCAATGCCCGTATACAACTTGCAATGTCCGCAATGCGGCAGACAGGAGGAGTTATTCAGCCACAAAATACTGGAGGACAAGGAACTCCCCAACTGTCAGGAAGAGGATTGCCAGGTCAAAATGGTCAGGTTGCCAACAATCCCCTGGCTGGACAATTGGCCCGTTGACGGGTTGGTGCTTGAACACGCTGGACCAGAGCCAGTAAGATTTCCCACGAGGAAGTCATT